AGCCGATGGCAAGAATTAGTACATATCCAAGTGACAATAATGTTATAGGAGCAGATAAGTGGATTGGTTCCGATGCAAATAATAACAATCAAACCAAGAACTTTACAGCCGATGCAGTAGCAGCTTATTTTAATAAGGCTAGTGCTATTGATACAGGTCAATTCTCTTGGAATTTCGTTGCCTATTCAAGTACTGTTACTCAGTATGACAAAACATTTTCATTAGTTGGGTATACTAATACAAGTATTGGTGTTAATCAGTTAGAGGGTATTCTAAAGGTATCTTTCTTAACTCTTGCAAATACAACTCCAGGCACATTTATTGCAGAGCAATGGCTAAATAAAATTATCCTTGTTCACATCCCTAATAACCCATCTTCTTACGGATTATATAGAATTACTAATATTTCTTTAGTTGGTGATTTTTATTATTTAACTACTGACTTACAAGAGGCATCTACAGGAACTATTTTAGCAAACACTCCTGTTTCTTTTGGTCTTTTTGAAGGTGTATCAGGTACTAACGGAACATCCGGAAGCTCAGGAACGTCAGGGTCAAGCGGAATTGATGGTACTATGGGTACTTCTGGTTCATCTGGAACTACAGGTACTTCAGGATCGTCAGGAACTACAGGTACTTCGGGAAGCTCAGGTACTACAGGTACATCAGGTACTACAGGTACTTCAGGATACTCTGGTGATAAATATCGTGGCACATCTACTACTTCATTTACATTAGGAAATGCAGGAACCATTACAACCCAAGTAGGGCTATCATATACTCCAGCACAATCTATTATCATTGTTTATAATGCTAATAATTTCCAGGAGTGCGAGGTTATAAGTTACGACTCTGGCAATGGATTACTAACATTTGCTGCACCAACACGAACTGTTGGTTCGGGTACATATACTTCTTGGACAATTAACTTGGATGGTGCAAGTGGTGGCGATGGATCTTCAGGTACTTCAGGTACATCAGGGGCAAATGGTACGAGTGGAATAAATGGTACGAGTGGTAGCTCGGGAGTTAGCGGAACTAGTGGTATAAGCGGAACCTCAGGTACGACAGGTACTTCGGGATCTAGCGGTATTAGTGGTACATCAGGAACAAGTGGGGTAGATGGTACATCCGGCACAACAGGAACATCAGGGTTTAATGGATCTAGTGGAACTACAGGTACGTCAGGTACTAGTGGGTTAACAGGTACATCAGGTACATCAGGACAGAATGGTATTTCTGCTGGTCGTACTTACTACTTTAATCAGTCGCAGTCTTCGGATGTATCTCCATATAAAGTTTTAGCGGAGCAACCATCTGGTGCGGCTCAACAGATTGTAACTCAATCAGGGATTGGAGCAGGTGCTACTCGTATGGTATCTGAATTTTTAACTCCTGAGTTAGGATTTGTTGTCATACCTAGTGGAGTTCAAAGATTTCATTTTCACTTCCTAAAAGATGCAAATGCTAATGATTTTGAGGCATACGCAACTTTAGAACTGGCAAATTCTTCTGGAACAGGGTATGGAACTATATTAACAACAGGTGCTTCGTTGATTGATTGGATTGATAATTCTACTCCTGTAGAAGTTACAGTTGATTTAACATTGCCAACAACTGGTATTTTAGCAACAGATAGAATGATTGTTAAAATATACGTTAGAAATATTGGTAGTGGTTCTCATAATATTAACTGGTATACAGAAGGTACATCTTACTACTCTTATGTACTTACATCGGTAGGTGCTGTAGGTGGAACTTCAGGAACCTCAGGTACAAGTGGTTTATCTGGTACATCGGGCGTTAGTGGAACTTCGGGTGTTAGTGGAACAAGTGGAATTGATGGAACTAGTGGTGTTAATGGAACATCTGGTATAAATGGTGCCAATGGTACTAGTGGTGTCGATGGAACATCTGGAGTAAATGGTACGAGTGGTGTTAATGGTGCAAATGGTACCTCAGGAGTAGATGGTACTAGTGGCGTAAGTGGTACGTCAGGAGTTTCAGGTACATCAGGTGTAAATGGAGCGAACGGAACCTCAGGAGTAAGTGGTACGTCAGGTACTAGCGGAGCAGCTGGAGCAAGTGGAACATCAGGGGTTAGCGGAACAAGTGGTGTGTCGGGAACAAGTGGAACATCAGGGCCATCATATATCTCTCTTTACTCTACAACTGTAACGATTAATAGTGCAGGCGGTTTTGCTGGTAACTATGGTACATTGATTCCAATTAATACACTTACTTATAATGGCGTTTATATTATCAGAATTCGATACGTATCATCTTATTCTCCATACTATATCAGTACTGTAATTACATATTGCCCTGCAAGTGGTAATGCTTCGGATCAGCAGACAGGATTTGAGTTTTATTCATTAACATCTGCTGGTAATGGTACCGACTCTTACATGGGATTCTTAGGTAAGTCGGCAGGAAGTGGTGGTGTAGGTGGTATATATGCTAAATTCCCTTATGGTAACGTTAATGCCGGAGGAGGTACAGCATATGTCGATTGTTATAGAATATATTAATTTTTAAGAGAATGGCAAATACATATAAGTTTGATATTGTCCAGGTATTTACATCTGACATAGAGTTGAATAGCAACAAAGATGAACTAGTTGAAAAGATTGAATTCTCTTTGATAGGTTATCGTGATAATCAGAATACATTTATTATTGAAGATGTCGATATCCCAAATTCTTCAGGAGATATAATTCCTTATAACCAATTAGATAAAGATATCTTCGTTAGTTGGGTTATAAACTTTGTAGGAGAAGACAGAATAAATAAGATGAAAGCAAAGATAGATGCTAAGTTAGAGGAAATGGTAAACCATTTTGCTCAATTCGATAACATCGATCAAGAAAAAACTATTAAATCAACATTGCCCCCATGGGTAAGTCTTGAAATACCCGAAGGGGCTGTTGTTTTAACTCCTAAAGAAATTAAATAGGCAATACCTTTATAACATCTTCTGCTAAAATACCCCTGTGGCATTCAAATTGTCTAGGGGTATTTTTATGTCGAGGGCACCAATCCCAGTCTGACTTATCAAATTTTAATTCAGGATCGTTCCAGCATCCATTGCATACATCTTTGTTAGTTACTCTAATGCAGTTGCTTACGAATTCATGCCCTTCCTTAGAGAAGTTTGCAATCATAACTGTCTTAACTCCAAGTCCCCAAGCAAGCCAGCTAACTCCCGATCCTAATCCAATAAAAAAGTCGCTATTTTTTATTAACGACATTGTATCATTAATATCATGGTTTATTATCTGCTCGCAATTATCAAATGGGTTTTCTTCTAATGAAACATTGATAACCTTGTATCCTTTTTCGTATAAGTGATTAATAACTCCTTGCCATCCTTCTTTGGTCCAAAATTTGCATCCAGCTGTAGAATTTGTTGCGATAGTAACAATTTTTTTAGCAAATATGCCAATAGGAGCTTTTGTTGGTTTGTATTTTAGTTTAGGCTTAATCTCATTAAACTCAAGCCCAAGAATATTAGTCGCAGCTTGTTGTAATGGTATGGTATTGGGCAATACTGGCTCCTTGTTTGAGTCGTAGAACCAACCGATGTTATATTGTGCTGCGATGTTATGAACAGTTGTTCCAGGCTCTACCATTTCTATCTCAGGAATGTCAAGTATTTTGTTCCAAAAACTTGACAAAATAACTTTGCAATCATGCTTCTTTTGAAACTCTAAAGCATACGGAGCCCAAGCAATGTTGTCTCCGAGTGATTTACTATCAATAGAAATCAAAACACGCTTTCCTTTCAAATCAAGCGTACTTTCGTAAACCTTCTCCCCTTTTTCGTATACTTCAAGCGACCATTTCTCGTAGTATTGTCTGTTTAATTTAGCCCAAGAATTGTTTTGAATTGTGTTCTCATAAACAAGTTCACCTGTACCTGTTTTCCATACTAGGTGGAACCAAGATTTAACGTGAGAATTTATCTCAATGAATGGCCCATTTACATTATGTTCTGTAATGCGAACATCTTGATCCTCGATGTCACTTGCAATGACTTTTGTATAAAGTTTTGACAGGCTCATTTTGAAAAAATCAGATGTGCAATCATTGGGTATAATATAGTTCGCCTTTATTGTATTTAAGTCTGTATCAATTGATTGAATATATGGTGCATACCTACCCATGTATTGTGGTAAGTTATGACCAATGATTGGTAAGTTATATGCAATAGCCTCTCTTAATGCTAGTGGGTTACATTCAAGTGTGCTATTAAACATAAATACATGAGCCACCTTTAAGAAATCATCTACATCATCACGTTCTCCACAAACTATAACATTAGATGGTAAGTCCTTCATCAAAGGCTCCCAATAGTGCTGAAAGTTTCCTGCTTGATTACCTATAAAAATAAACTTCCAATCAGGATTCTTGCGTGCAATCTCAATACCTTCTGCTTGATTCTTTCCTGGTGTCCACAGTCCAACATTAACTACATTTTTTGTTTTTAATTTTTCGGATTCTTTTGGATCGATAGGGAACTCAATAACATACTTCCCCTTAGTAGGCATATTCTTGAATGTAACTTCTTTGTGGTATATCGTACAGAACGCATATGCATCCGGGTGAAACTTACGCTCTTTGTCAGGATTGAAGAACACATCATGACAAGTCTCAATGATGCGATGCGATCTTGTTGGTGTGTACAACTGAGCCATCACCTCGTGATCGAATCGTTCAGCCACGTCATGCAAGTGAATAATATCGGGACGTATCGTTTCGATTATTTCGATTAATTCTGATTTGGTATCACCAAGAGTATATACTTTGTTACCAAGAATTTCTTTTATTGCGTTACGATGAACTACAAAATCTGCTGTGTAGAATTGGTATTCTACCACATAGATGTCATAATATTCGTTTAATAACTCAACTTGCTTAAGAAGAAAAGATGGCATCCCTCCTGTAGATAAGTGGCTTGCCAAATAAAGTATTTTTGTTTTATTTAAATTCGTTTCCATACAAATCCACCTGCTTGTTTATATTTACCTTCTAAATTTAATTTTATACTTTTCCTATCTACCTTTGTTTCCTTATGTGCAGATAATATTGATTCGTAATCACTTATGTGCTTACCATCAATTGCAGTTTGTCTTACTGCAAATTTTTCCTGAACAATTAAGTTGTTCTTATATGCGTGATATTTGTTTTCGCTATCTGTAACCCACTCTAAATTATTTATGTTATTGTTTAGAGAATTACCATCTATGTGATTTATCTGAGGCTTATTATGTGGATTTGGTATAAATTCAATTGCTATTAATCTGTGGACAAGTTGATGTTTCTTTTTATTATTTTTCCAGAACTCAACCATCATACGATTATGTCTAATAGTTTGCTTTATTCTTTTACCTGTATTTACATTAATAATATCTCCATGGATATCAATGCAATAGTTGGGAAAATCACGTATAATTTTGTATTCCATTTTTGAATTAATTAGATTAGCAGTAAATATAAAAGGAAAATGCTAAATTTGCATATTACTTTAATAAAATAGCAATGAAAAAATTAGAAGAACAAGAATTAACACGTCTTAACGAAACAACTAAAGGTCTTCGTGAAGCACGCACAACAATCGCTGACATTGAGATTTCTTTAAATCGATTAAAGACTCAAAAGCAATCAGTATTATTTAATGCTGAGAAATTCGCTGAAGAATTAAATAACATCCAGGGAGAGCTTCAAGAAAAATACGGTAATGTATTGATTGATACCGTGACTGGAGAAATCAAGGAAGAAAATGCTAATTCGTAAAATATCAATAGGTCCTGATTACAAGAATGCTATGAACTATACTCATGGACAAGAAGTCCTTGATAAGTCATATCGTATTCATTTGATCAAGCAAGAGGATAGTGGTGATATTAGTATCTTCATCGAGAAGAACGCAGAAGTTGTTCTTTGGAAAAGAATCAGTTTTAATACACCATTAGTACTCGAGTATAACATCGATTTCTAATGAAGTCTCCATTTTATTTTATCGTAAAGCCTAAAGATGGTAAGCGATATGATGATGAGCGTAATGGCATCATCTTATCTACGTCTAAGGAAGACTACAAGACCTCAACTCGTGAGGCTATTGTTATTGCTACGCCTATTGGTTATGAAGGACCAGTTCAGGTTGGCGATACAATCATTGTACACCACAACACGTTCAAGTATTACTACGATATGCGTGGTCGTGAGAAGTCATCGTGGAATTACTTCCGTGATGATTTGTTTTTCATTGATGATCCATACGCATACAAGCATGAGTGTGATACATGGAAAGGTATTGGCCGGTATGTGTTTGTTTCTCCTGTCGAGAACGACCATACTGGCATCACTACTATTGATGCAGAAAAGCCCCTTGTAGGCACGATAAAGTATGCGAACGAAGAAGTACTAGACCTTGGTCTTAAAGTGGGCGATATGGTCACGTTTGAGCCCGAATCGGAGTATCCTTTTTGGATCGATGGCGAGAAGGTTTACAGAATGTACACAAAGAATCTAACTATTAAGTTATGAGCCGTATAACAGAATTAAAGAAGCGAATTATTGACTCAGGATACAAAGCTGTTGAAGAGTTAATTAAGGTCGCTGAGGAGAAGATTGTTACGCACGCTGAGGATGACTTAAGTGCTGACAAACTAAAGAACGCAGCTCAGGCTAAGAAGTTAGCTATCATGGATGCCTTTGAGATTCTTAAGCGTGTAGAAGAGGAGAGCAACATTATCGATGGTGTTGTTAATAATCAGGTTAATACTAATCGTGGGTTTGCTGAATCTAGAGCGAAAGCAAAATGAGTTTACACAAAATAGTAGAAAATGTTATTCCCCAGAAAGTACTTGACAAGAAGAATGCCAAGAAAGAATGGGAGTATGGATATAACCCTGAGTTTGATATTGTCATTATATCTAAAGATGGAACTTTGGGTGATATATACGATATTCAAAATCTTAGAGTAGGTTTGCCCAAGACTCCTGAAAAGGTATCATACAAAGCCGATAAGTGGGAACCAATTGAACTTCCTAAAGAGTTGTCACGCATTAAAACAATCTTTGATTGGAATAGGCGTGATAATTCGTTTAAGAACCAATGGGTAGACTTTATCGAGCAAGAGTTTGATCGCAGGGAGTGTGGCTATTGGTTTATGAATAATGGTGTAAAGACTTATATGTCAGGCCACCATTATATGTATCTGACTTGGTCCAAGACTGACGTTGGTCACCCTGACTTCCGTGAATCAAATAGAATATTCTTTTTATTCTTTGAAGCTTGCAAGGCAGACTCGAGATGCTTTGGTATGTGCTATCTAAAAAATAGACGTTCAGGTTTTTCTTTTATGGCATCATCGGTGTCAGTTGATATTGCTACCTTAGCGAAAGATGCTCGTATTGGTATGGTCTCTAAAACAGGACCAGATGCTAAGAAGATGTTTACCGATAAGGTTGTGCCTATTGCCAACAACTACCCTTTCTTCTTTCAGCCTGTGCGTGATGGTATGACCACACCAAAGACTGAACTTGCATTCCGTGTTCCTGCTGAAAAGATTACACGCAAGAATATGGATCAAGAGAAGGACGAGCAGATGGATGGCTTGGATACATCGATTGACTGGCGTAACACAGCAGACAACTCGTACGATGGTGAGAAGCTTCGTTTTTTAATTGAGGACGAGGCTGCTAAGTTAGAGAAGCCAATGAACATCGAGAACGGATGGCGTATTCGTAAGACTTGTCTTCGTTTGGGTGCTCGGATTATTGGTAAGTGTATGATGGGTTCAACATCAAACGCATTAGATAAAGGTGGAGAAAACTATAAAAAATTATACTATGACTCAGATGTCACGAAAAGAAACAAAAATGGCCAGACGATATCGGGTCTTTATTCGCTCTTTATACCGATGGAGTATAACTTTGAGGGATACATTGATCAGTACGGTCACGCAGTATTAGAGAAGCCGGAGAAACCTGTTAAGTCGGCAGAAGGAACTTGGATAACCGAAGGGGTTATTGAGTACTGGAACAATGAGGTTGCTTCATTGAAAGCTAATCCTGATGCACTTAACGAATTCTATCGTCAGTTCCCAAGAACAGAGTCTCACGCATTCCGTGATGAGACTAAGTCATCTATTTATAACTTAACCAAAATCTATCAACAGATAGATTATAACGATGGTCTTATCCAGGATCACGTGCTAACCAAAGGATTCTTTCATTGGAAAAATGGAGAAAAGGATACAGAGGTTATTTGGACACCAGATAAAAATGGTCGTTTCTTAGTTTCATGGATACCAGAGATTGCATTACGAAATAACTTTATAAATAAAAATGGAACTCGTTATCCTCAAAACGAACACATTGGAGCATTTGGATGTGACCCTTACGATATTTCGGGTGCTACTTTTGGTGGTTCAAATGGGTCTCTTCATGGTCTCACTAAGTTTAATATGGCGAATGCTCCATCGAATGCGTTCTTCTTAGAGTACATTGCTCGTCCACAGACAGCAGAGATATTCTTTGAAGAGGTACTAATGGCTTGCGTATTCTATGGTATGCCAATACTTGCCGAGAATAACAAAGCTCGCTTGTTGTATCACTTTAAGAACAGAGGCTATCGTGGGTTCTCAATGAATCGACCCGATAAACACAAGACTAAGTTGTCGTTTACTGAACTTGAGATTGGTGGTATACCATCGTCAAGTGAGGATATGAAACAGGCTCACGCAGCCGGTATTGGTACATACATTGAGAAGTATGTTGGGTATGACCTTGAGGCTACATACCGAAATCCTGACGAGATTGGAGAGATGCCTTTCAACAGAACACTCTTAGATTGGTCCAAGTTTAATGTAAATGATAGAACAAAGTATGATGCTTCTATCAGTTCAGGATTGGCTATTATGGCTAATCAGAAACATATTTACTTGCCCGAGAAAAAAGAGTCAAAAATTAGCATTAAATTTGCAAGATACGATAACAGCGGTTCAGCGAGTAGACTGAAAAATATATGAACGACCCTTTAATAATGATTAATCCGACCAACTTCCCAACGCAGTTGGCTTCGGATGCAGAGAAAGCATCTCAAGAGTTCGGATTAAAAGTAGGACAAAGTATCATGTGGGAATGGTTTGCCAAGACAGGTAATAACTGTCGCTACTATTCTCAATGGATTGACTTTCACCGTATTAGGCTATATGCTCGTGGTGAACAGCCAATTGCAAAATATAAGGAACAGTTCCAGGTTGATGGCGATATGTCGCACATTAACTTAGATTGGACACCTGTGCCTATCATTCCAAAGTTTGTTGATATCGTTGTTAACGGAATGAATGATCGTCTTTTTGATGTCAAAGCATATGCACAAGATGCTATGTCAATTGAGAAAAGAAGCAAGTATCAGGAAATGGTTGAGGCGAATATGCTTGCAAAGGATGAGTTGATGCAGATTAAGCAGCAATTCGGTGTAGATGGATTCGATGTTAATCCAGATGACTTGCCGGCAAATGAGCAAGAGTTAAATTTATATATGCAGCTTAAGTATAAGCCTGCTATCGAGATTGCTGAAGAAGAAGCTATTAATACTATTTTAGATGTTAACCATTATTCAGATGTACGAAAAAGAGTTGACTACGATATTACTACTATTGGTATTGGTATGGTTAAACATTCTTTTGTTCCAGGAACAGGAGTCCAAGTAGAATATGTTGACCCTGCTAATATGGTATATAGTTACACGGAGTCACCAACTTTTGATGACTGCTTCTACTTTGGTGAAGTTAAGCAAGTACCTATTACTGAACTTATTAAAATCAAGCCAGATATTACTAATGAAGAATTGGCAGAAATTCAACAGCTTGGTACAGCTTGGTATAATTACTATGGCGTACTTCGTCCTTATCGTAGTGATCTATTCAACAGAGATGTTGTTACGCTTATGTATTTCAATTACAAGACAGATAAAACGTACGTCTACAAAAAGAAATACACAGACAACGGAGGAGCAAGAGTAATTGAGAAAGATGAAAACTTCCAGGTTCCAGAGGGAATGGAAGAGCGTTTTGAAAGAATTGAAAAGCGTATCGATGTATGGTACGAAGGTGTAATGGTTATGGGGTCAAGCTACTTACTTAAGTGGGAGCTTGCTAAGAACATGGTTCGCCCTAAGTCTGCATCTCAATATGCATTGCCTCAGTACATTGCTGTGGCACCACGTATGTACAAGGGAGTTATCGAGTCGTTGACTCGTCGTATGATTCCTTTTGCTGACTTAATTCAGCTTACGCACTTAAAGTTGCAACAAGTTCTACAACGAGTTGTGCCTGATGGCGTTTACATTGATGCTGATGGTATCAATGAAGTTGACTTGGGTACCGGTGCTGCATACAATCCAGAGGATGCATTACGTTTGTATTTCCAAACAGGTAGTGTTATTGGTAGAAGTATGACCGTAGATGGTGATCTTAACCATGGCAAAATACCTATCCAAGAACTTAACACGAATAGTGGGCAAGGAAAAATTACTGCATTAATTAATGCATACAATCAGTACCTATCAATGATCAGGGACGTTACCGGGTTAAATGAAGCTAGAGATGCATCAACTCCAAACCCTGATGCATTGGTAGGTGTACAAAAACTTGCAGCACTTAATTCAAATACAGCAACTCGTCATATCTTAGAAGGAAGCTTGTTTATTACAAGACGTTTATCTGAAGCATTATCTTGCCGTATTGCCGATATCTTAGAATACTCTGATTTCAAAGAAGAGTTTACTATGCAGATTGGTAAATACGCAGTTGGGATTTTAGATGAAATTAAAGACTTGTATTTACATGACTTTGGCGTGTTTATTGAAGTGTCTCCTGACGAAGAGCAAAAGGCTCAGGTAGAAGCTAATATTCAAATGGCATTACAGCGTGATCAAATCACACTTGAAGATGCTATTGATATTCGTCAAATGAAGAACCTCAAGTTGGCTAATGAGTTGCTTAAGTTTAAGCGTAAGCAAAAGCAGCAACAAGACATGGAGAAAGAGCAAGCAAAAATTCAAATGCAAACTCAAGGAAATATCCAGTCATCTCAAGCTGCGGCCCAATCTGCATTACAAAAAGTTCAAGCAGAATCACAAGCTAAAGCACAATTGGCTCAAGCTCAAATGCAGTTTGATATTCAACGTATGCAAGCAGAGGCTCAGATTAAAGAGCAGTTAATGCAGCGTGAGTTTGAGTACAATATGCAACTAAGAGGTATGGAGGTAGAGAAGGTAAAGCAGTTGGATATGGATAAAGAAAAAGCTAAGGATAATAGAACTAAATTACAAGCAACACAGCAATCTAAGTTGATTGAGCAACGTCAAAAAGACTTACCTGCTATGAACTTCGAGTCTGAGGAAGATTCGTTAGATGGCTTTGATTTAGAGCAATTCAATCCAAGATAAAATTTATTACTACTTTTGCACAAATTAAATTAAATAATAATGGAAAATTTTCAAGTAAAACTGGTAGACTACGAAGAGAAGTCTATCCAAGAAGTAGAAGAAACTCTACTTAAGGTACACGAAGAAAAAACAGGTATCGAGCAGTTCGAGCAATCTGAAGAAATTAAAGTTGATCTATCTGTTGCACCCGACACAACAGAAGATGTTTCAGGAGAAGAGCAATCGACTCCTCAGTCATCGTTTGGCGATGAAGACGTTCTTTCATATTTGAAAAGCAAGTACAATAGAGAGGCTAACTCTTTAGATGACTTATTTGCACCTGTGGAACCACAGAAAGAATTACTCCCAGAGGATGTTGAGGCTTTCTATCGTTTCAAAAAAGAAACAGGTCGTGGATTGGAAGATTTCTATCGTGTTAATCAAGATTTCTCAAACGAGAAACCTGAGCGTTTGTTGGCAACATACTTTAAAGAGATGAACCCAGAATTGGATGATGAAGATATCCAATATGAAATGTCTGATCGCTTTGGGTATGATGAAGATTTAGATGACGAACGTGACATCAAAAAGAAAAAACTTGCATTTAAAAAAGAACTTACTAAGGCAACAAAGTTTTTCGAAGAACAAAAAGAAAAGTATAGAGCACCACTCGAGTCGATTGGTACATCTTCTATCTCTTCTGAGGACCAAGAAGCTTTGCAATCTTATAAGGAATATACAAGTCAGCTTTCTGCCCAACAGCAAGAGCAGGCTAAGAAGTCTGAATTCTTTGTGCAAAAGACAAATGAATTGTTCTCTAATGAATTTGAAGGTTTCAAGTTCGGTATTGGAGACAAGGATTTATCTTGGAAACCATCGAATGCAGAGGACTTAAAAAACAAACAAATGGATATATCCAAATTCTTCGGCAACTTTGTCGATGATAAAGGTTATATCAAGGATGCTAAAGCGTATCATAAGACAATCGCTGTAGCCATGAACCCCGACTCTTTTGCTAAATTCTTTTACGAACAAGGTAAAGCTGATGCAATCGATCAATCTGCTAAACAAAGCAAGAATATTGACATGGGCTCTGTTCGTACAACAGGACAACCAATTGACAAGGGAGGTTTCAAGGTAACAGCATTGGATTCGGATCACGGTAATAGACTCCGGATTAAATAATTTTAAAACCAAAACTAATTTTTTAAACAATGGCTGGATCAGTTCAAGCTTCTCCTGGGTTTCAATTACAACCCTCAGCAGTAAAGGCAACATTGCCTACTAACTACATTACCAACTTCGATTTCATGAACCAGTATCTTCCAGATACTTACGAGAAAGAATTCGAGCGTTATGGTAATCGCTCTATTGCATCTTTCTTACGTTTAGTAGGAGCAGAGATGCCATCTAACTCTGACTTAATTAAATGGGCAGAGCAAGGTCGTTTACACACAAAATATGTTAACGTAACAACTACAGCTGTAGCTGGTGCTGATACTGCAACATGGACTGTGAATGACTCTAACGTTTCAGTTAACTTCCGTGTTAACCAAACTGTATTCTTGTCAGCTAACGCTGGTTCTGCTTCAGACAAAGCTATCATTACTGCGGTTGACTCTGCTAATGATACATTTACTGTAGCTTACTACGCAGGTGGTGGACAAACAATTGCTGCATCTACTGCATCAACTGCTTTCGTTTACGGTTCTGAATACACTAAAGGATCTACTGGAATGGTTGGTTCATTAGAATCAGAAGACATCTTCTTCGAAAACAAGCCAATTATCATCAAGGACAAATACACAGTATCTGGTTCTGATATGGCTCAAATCGGATGGGTTGAGGTAACTTCTGAGAATGGTGCTACAGGATACTTATGGTACATCAAATCTGAGCACGAGACTCGTTTACGTTTCGAAGATTACTTAGAGATGTCAATGGTTGAAGGTGTTCCTGCTGAAGCTAGTTCAGGTGCTTTGGCTTACTTGACAGTTGCTGCTTCTAACGTTCAACCTGGTGCTGCTGGTACTGATGGTTTGTTCGAGACAGTTGCTTCTCGTGGTAACGTTTGGGCAGGTGGTAACCCAACTACTTTGTCTGACTTCGATTCAATCATCCAACGCTTAGACAAGCAAGGAGCTATCCAAGAGAACGTAATTTTCTTGAATCGTCAATTCTCATTCGATATCGATGATATGTTGGCAT